TACAGCAACGCCAGGAGCGATTTGTACCATCTTGGACCAGTCTTGTGGGGTTAACGGTAGTCCCATAGTTCTCCTTTGGCAAAAAAGAAGGGGGGCCGTAGCCCCCCTTCTCTCCCTGGCTCCTGACCCGCATCAGGAGATTGTTAGGATTCAGTAACGCCCGTATGGAGAACGTGCGCACGCCGCATCGACGTACCAAGCTCCCAATACTGCTTCATGAATCCTTCCCAACGATCATAGTCACGATCCCACTTGAGGACCGCACCATCATCGTCAGCGAAGTACCAAGCCTTACGGCGGTACTTCTTGATCTTGCTTTCGTCCATGTAGTACATTTCACCCGGAGGCGCATCAACGTCCTCAATGACAGGGATTTCCTTGCCATAGTTGAACGGAAGTCCGACAAAACCACCATCGAACTTCTGCGTGTTGGTGAAACGACGATCCTGAACGAGAAGTGCGAAGTACGAGCGACGCACTCCAAGCGAGGTGAAGATAACCGAAGTCGCTCCACCCATCGTCCTAGCCGTATCGCAAGCCTTAATCATGTTGGCTTCCGAAAGGGCACCATTGATAGCAATGGTATTACCAGCCCACTTCGGTTCGGTAGCCGGATCAAGACCATAGAGCGGACCAGTTGCCGCACACATCTGCTTGAAACCAGTCGGCTCATTGATACGGTCACCAGTTCGATAGATACCCATCGTTGTAGCGGTGGGGCCAATCGAAGAGTTGAACGTAACCGTCTTGGTGGCATGATTGACGGAAACAATGGTGAGAGCAGTTCCACCACCAGTTGCAGCGCCCGAGGACTTAATCAGGACGTCAACAACCATTCCATCATCAAGATACTGCGTGTTGTCAACGACGTGAGCCGCAGCAGTAGCAGTATCATTGAGAGTAGCCACGACGCCGTTATCAAGGTTACCGTAGGTGATACGGTTCTCATCCTTGACAAGATCGTCCTTGAGGCCGTCCATTTCCTCATCCAGCATGGACGAGAAGGCCTGGTAGTTGGTTTCCGCCAACTCCATAACCTGACCAGTGATCTTGAACCGGCCATATCCATACTTGAGTCTGACCTGAACAGCCGCATAACCCTGCTGTCCGGCCGGAGCAAGAGCAATTTCCTCTGCTCGGTAGGAGAGTCCAGCATTTCGCTTGACCCTGATCGGGAAGGTGACATACTTGCCACCAACGGTGTCGGTAACACCAGCCGAAGAAGATTCAATCCGGCGAGATGCAACAACTTCTGAGTTCTGCTGCATCACAATCTTGCCTTCGTAAATCTCCTTAAGCGCGGCATTAACCGTAGTGAGTGAAGCGCCCATTTCGTTCCTTTACTGTTGGCCCGCGGCATCCTCAAGCATCCGGGCGACCAGATCTTGAGTTTGCGTCCGACTTAGCTTTGACGGGTCAACTCCGTTTGCTGGAAGCGCGCCTCCACCACCCAAAACGGGAACTGGTCGCTTTCCACTCATACGGCTGTTGATAGTGCTCTGGACGAAGTCGTTAAACTGCTTTACCGCAGCGTCACCATCCGTACCCTTGAGCATCTTGCTCAGGACCCAATCCTCATCGAAATCTCCATACCGCTCATGAAGATCTGAAAGGTAGTCGTCCAGTTGTGCATCCTCTTGCTGCGCTTGTGTCGCTTCCTGATTCTGCATGAAGTGACCTGCAAGCGCATTCAATGCCTGTTCCATCTGAGTGAACTTCTCGATAAATGCTGGAGGAAGTTCATCTTGGAACGATTGCTGATATTGCTGACCAGGTTGCTGGCCTTGATCTTCACCATTGACGATTTCTCCCAGCAGTTGGTAAACCCTAGCGGGGTCATCGTCAATCATTTGCTGTAGAGCATAAGCCTGTTGCAGAACCTCGGGATCGGCTCCCAAATCCTTGTAGGGACGATACTCGTCATGGATCTTCTGGAAACGCTGAGTAACACCAGCATCCCAATCCTTGATGTATTTCTCTACAACCCCACGATCTTCTTCGGGGATCTTGGCAAGAAACGGATTGGCTAGTGAATCAGACGCCTGGTCATCGCCAGAATCGTCATAATCACTTCCATCCGATCCTAGTTGGAAATCGCTCATTGGTTCTGCTTCCTCTGGCTATTGCGGCGGTTCGGCCGGTTGCTCTTGACCCAGGCCCGGAGCATTCTCGGCTGGCTGGGTTCCTAACGTCTGCATCTGAGTTTGCATCCTCTGCCTATGCAACTGCAAGTGCTGGACGTGAGCCTGCTGGATTTGTGGGTCCAGGTTCTCAAAGTCCTGCGTTTTCATATACGAAGTGTGATAGCTATCATGTTCCTGATCGTTATCCCACTCATTAATTGGAAGTGGCATCCCAGATTCACTCATCTTAGCATTTTCTCGCTGCACCTGTCGGGCATCAACCTGGGCTTCTTCATAGAGCTTCCCTGTCTCCACCATATCCATGTAGCGGAGAGCCTTATCGGGAGTGATCCATCCGAGTTTCCCAAGTTCCGTGATGAAAGCCTGCTTCGCTGCACGAGAACGTGGCGCTGCACTACCGGCTTCTACACGAAGATTCGTATTACCATTGATACTAGCTTTGGTGTATTCCTGCGCCTCGTATGTCGCATTCTCACCCAACACCTGAATCTGTCGGGATACGTCCCAATACTGTCCAACGTACCCTAGGACTTGCTTACCGATTTTCTCTGTTGCTTCTTCGATACTTGCCACCGTATGTGCAAAGCGTGAATCATTCTCCTCTTGGAGATAGGCAATGGCAGATGCTGCTTCCACACCAGGGGGTGTTCCGCCTCGGGTGACTTCTGTTGCGGCTGTCTGTTCATCAAAGTCCTGTTGAATCCTTTGCAGTTCTTCGGCGATGTATGCGGGAAGAGAAGTCAACGGCAATGGAGTTGGAGGATTGAATCCGGGGGTATAGAGAATGACCAAACCGGGTTCTGACGTGATCTTGTTAACGTCGATAGAACCCTTAGGAGCAAGAAGCTGTGGCTTAGCCATCTTGTTCTTAGCTTCTACAATCTGCGAACGAGTCCTATTGAGTTCCCGCTGTAGGGGAATCAGGTCGGTGATTGTGGATTCTCCGTAGAACCGTCCAGTAGGAAGATGATCCACTTTGGCGAACGGGTAATTGAGATTATCGTAGGGCCATTCCTCGAACACTGATAGTAGAGCGCCACCCGCCCATGTAACGAGCGCCCCCTGTGGAAAATCCTTACACGGCTTAATCCACGCTTCCTTAACATAGACCTGCTCGTTCTTATTCACCTGGGAATTGATTCCCAGAGCGGACAGGAACTGCTGTTCAAGGATGCCGGTTCCTACAGTGGAATCAGCTTGAATCGACTCACCATAGCGATGTTCGATCCAATCTGTTGGCTTTGTCATTGCGTGAATGATGTAGGGCTGATTCTCGATTTCCTCTTCCTGAATCAGCGGAACCATCAGGTGAAATGGACTTACCGGCTCGACGCAAATCTTACCGAGAACTCCTGATGGGTCCATATCATTCTCATCGTAATACGACTTAAGGAAACCCGATCCACAGATCAGCGTCCAGAACACAGTTCGGCGCATGAGCTTCTTGAATCCAAGCTCCCGCATTTCGTATTCAGCGATCTGTTCTCCCGCACGCGCAGCAGCTACATCTTCATCTGTAGTGCTGGCGGGGATTACATAGATTTCAGGCTCTTCCTTCGTCACCTTCGTCAACTCGAAACGAATGGCGGGCCTGATCTTATTGACGACTAAACGAACCCGCCACTTTGGAGCAGCGGGTTCGTATAGCCGGGTCAGGGCACCGGCTGCACCGGGAGCCCAGGTTACATACTGACGCCCAAAATAGAACGCCATGTTCATGTACCATTGACGTTCAAATTGAGTACGAGCAGTCCTACAGGTGCTGAACATCTTATCGAGCTTAGAAAGAAGCTTCTTCTTCTCTTCCTCACTCATTGACTTAGCCTTATTCTGGGGCGGCGGAGGTTGCATTGGCTGCTGTTGCATCATTGCAGCCATTGGATCTACACCTTCGGGCCCACCTTGCATCCCCTGTAGGGCGCTCATAATGTCAGTCATCTGCGATCAACCCCAAGTCTTTCCAATCGGCGTCGAGGTCCACTAACACTTCACCGTAACCGTTGCTTCCTGAGGTTTTCACAAGTTCCGACTC